CTCAGCGGTTGAATGGTGCCTCGCGCTGTCTGACGGCACGGCACAACCGACGCTGGATAGCAATGATGCTATTGTTGCACCGGCCTCGCGCACCTCGTTCATTTTCTCCGGTTACGTTGCCGACATCACCATCGACATCGCTACCAACGAGGTTGTGCGCGGCACTCTGCTGGTGCAGCGTCGCGGCGCGGTGACCCCGACCTGGAAGGCATAAAAAATGGCGCTAGATAGTTCGTTCTTCGTGTCGGAAGCGGTGCATGAGCAGGTCGTGAAGCTCGGCGGCGCTGAGCATGTACTGCACTTCCGCGAGCTTCCAGCTGTCGAGTTCATCAAGATGCAGTCCCATCTACAGTCTGCGGATGAGGATGTGCGGGCGGCGGCCATGTGCAAGATCGTTGCGAAGTCCGTCTGCGATCCTGACGGCAAGCTGGCGATGACGGAAGACCAGGCGCTGAACCTTCGCACGGACGCGCTCAATGCCCTATTCACGGCTATCCTGAAGGTCAATGGCCGTGGTGATGAGGACGAGGGCGCGGGAAAGCTGTAACCGAGCGCGGCGAGCGATGGTTCTGGCACGTACTCGCTCTCGCGCTCGGTCGCACCGTGGCGGAATTGCAGGCAGGCATGTCTGCGCGTGAGTTTTCGGACTGGATCGAGTTTTACAAAGCGTATCCATTCGACGACCGGCACAGATACCATCGACCTGCTGCGATGGTCGCCTCGTCGCTCGGGGGCGGCGATGTACAAGCTAGACTCGACTGGCTGTGCCCAGAGCCAGTGCCGGAAGGTCTGACCGATGTTGATGTGTCGATAATGCGGGCGTTTGGTGTGAGGAAATAAATATGGCTGCCGGTTCAATCGTAATTGACCTCTTGATGAAAACCGGCCAGTTTGAAACGGACACCAAGCGTGCCGAGAAGCGGCTGCGTGAGTTCGAGAAGGCTGCCGCGCAAGTGGGCAAGGTTCTGGGAACCGCCATTGCTGTGGGCGCTACGGCGTCCGTGGCCGCGCTGACGATGATCATCAATAAACAGCGCGATCTCATCGACTCGCAGGCAAAACTGGCACAGTCCTTGGGCACGACCTATGAGGGGCTGGCTGTTTCGGCGAGGGCGGCCGAGCTGTCCGGCGTATCAATGTCGTCTCTTGAGCAGGCGACCAAAGACCTCACCAGAAGGCTATCTCAAGCGGCCGAAGGAGCGGGGCCCGCCGCTGACGCACTCGAACGCCTCGGGCTCTCTGTCGAAGAGCTCCAGGCTTTGCCGCTGGACAAGCGCATTGCCACTATCAACAAGGCGATCAATGACTTTATCCCCGCCGCAGAGCAGGCGGCTGTGGCTGGAAAGCTATTTGGGGAAGAGGGGTCATTGGCTATCCGGCGAATGGACCCGGCCACCATCGCAGAAGCCGCCCGCCAGGTGCGGGTATTCGGCCTCAACCTCTCCGATGTGGATGCCGCCAAGGTCGAGATGGCAAATGATGCCTTCTCTACCCTCAGTCTGGCCGTGGATGGACTGCAGAAGCAGCTGACTGTCGCACTGGCGCCGGCGATCAAGGCGGTTGGCGACGAGTTCAGGCGAGCGGTGGAAGAGGCCGGGGGCTTCGGCACAGTGGTGCCTGAGGCGGTGGATTCGACGATCAATGCGCTTGGCTTTGTGATCAACGCGGCCAATGGCGTTGGGCGCGTATTCAACCTCTCGCTCGAAACCGGCAAGCTCATGGCTTACGGACTTTCTGGGCTGATGCTCAGCCTCGCCAATACCATTATTAATGGCCCGCTCGCAGCGGTGAATTTGCTGATCGAGCAGATGAATCGCGTTCCCGGAATCAGCGTTGGTCCGATCAAGATGTCAGGGATAGGCGCTGCGATTCAGCGTGAGTTGGCAGCAGCGGAAAAGGGCTTTGAGGCGACGAAGGCGAGGATTGACGAGCTGCTGCTCGAACCTTTGGCTGGCGACAAGATGGTTGATGCATGGCGCCGGGCGCTCAAAACCGCGCAGGACGCCGCCGAGGCGGCTGTTGCCGGCCGTGATCGTGGCGCGGCTGTATCCACCACATTGCCGACTGGTCCGGTAAAGCCTGGCCGCGACGTGGTCAGCGAGGCCGAGCGCACCTACGAGGCGATTCAGCGACAGATCCGCGCGCTCGAAACGCAGGCCGCAACGTTCAACATGAGCGAGAAGCAGGCCAGGCTTTACACCCTGGCAATGGATGGAGCGACCGAATCGCAGCTCGCCCAGGCGGCAGCTCTGCTCGACAGCCTCTCCGCACTGAAGCAGTCTGCGGATGAGCAGGCGCGGCTCAACGCTTTGATGGCGGCGACACCCACCGCCAACCTCGAAAAGCAGCGTGAAGACATGCAGCTGCTGGCCAAGGCCTTCACCGACGGCCGTATCAGCGCCACCGAGTACTTTGAGGCGGTTGGCGCCCGCCTTGGCACGCTCACGGATGACCTGGCGAAGAATACCGATTCCATGTCGGCATTCGCCGAGCAGGCCGCCCGCAACATTCAAGACGCGTTCGCCGACTTCCTCTTCGACCCGTTCTCGGATGGCGTCGAAGGCATGCTCGAGAGCTTCGGAAAGGCGATTCAGCGCATGATTGCGGATGCGGTTGCTGCTGATTTGGCACGCAGGCTATTTGGCGACTATGGAAGTACAGGTAGCGTCGGAGGGTGGGCCGGGCAGGCTCTGAGTTTCCTCGGGTCCGTTTTTGGCGGTGGCCGCGCCGGTGGCGGCGATGTAATGCCAGGCTCCGCTTATCTGGTCGGTGAGCGCGGCCCCGAAATGTTCGTCCCCCGCACGGCTGGCACTGTTTTGAGCAACGCGCAGACGGCTGGAGTGCGCAACGAGTACAATATCAGCGTCACAGTTCCGCAAGGGTCGCCACAGGAAACGCGGCGCGCGGCGGCGTCTGGTGCGCGCGAGGCGCTGGCATTCATCTCTAATGCAGGACGGTACGCATAATGGCATTCCTTGAAGATCGTCTGCCGGTATGTATCAGGCTAGGCGCCGCGTGGGGCGAGGATTTCGCCGTTGATATCACTCGCACGGCGAACGGGCAAGAATATCGGAGGCTGATCCATCCTTACCCTGTTTTGCGCGGGACAATCCGCTATACGAGAGACATCGCGGAAATGTGGGATGAAATTATCTCACTGTATCGCCGCGTTTATGGTCGATATGCAGGTTTCCGTGTCCGTGCGTGGGATCACTGGAGCACGAACGGCTTTAATCAGCCGCCGACAGATCAGGATCATCAGCTTGATGAGGTATCGGCTGGCGTGTATCAGCTTGTGGTCCGGTATGGCGAGAATGGCACGCTGCTATCTATCGGCGCGCCGAAGCGCATCATCCACAAGCCAGTTGCGGGGACGGTAAAGATTGCCATCTTGAACCCAGTCACTGGAAGCAATCCAATTTCAGCATGGACGGTGGATACCACGACCGGACGCGTGACGATGGCGGCAAACAAGTCGCGTGCAATCACCGGAATCACGAAAGGCCCTACAACGGTTATCGAGGTCGGCTCTAATACGTATGTTGCCGGGGACTCGGTGCATATCTCTGGCGTATCTGGCATGACGCAGATCAACGGGATGAGAGCCGAGGTCCTGAGCCGCACGGCAACCACGATAACCGTGGATATCGCATCGACGCTCTTTAGCGACTGGACCGCTGACGGCAACGTTAATACCGTGCCGCAGGCTGGCGAAACCGTAACGGGCGGGTGCGAGTTCGATATTCCATGCAGATTTGACAGTGCAATTGATCTGGCGTCGGTCGCGCGCGGTATTCGTGACACCTCCGATATTGAGATTGTGGAGATTCTGAACCCGTGAAACCTCAAGTTGCACCCTACGAAACGCTCTGCTATTGCGTCCGGATCGAGTGCGCAAATGGACTCGTTGTGCGCCTGACCGATTACCCGCGCCAGCTGCTCATGAGCAACGGAACCGTCTATGCGCCTGGCGACGGGTATGACTTCACGGGCTTGATCACCGGCACCAGCTTTGCGGCGGGCGCGATGGACTTGGAGGGCATTGTTGCGGCCGGGGGTATCGAGCGTG